CTATGCCCCTGCCATCTTCAACAGCTTTATGGCTTCCGGCAGAATAAGTTTTCCATCAATCCGCTCTGTGGCAAAAAAACCAATTTGGTCACGTTCGGCATACAATTCATTCAGCACACGAAAACGAATGTCCCTGCGGTCGGCAATCCAATAATAGTTAAAGTCACCAAAGGCTACAGGGTATGCATCTTCTGCCATTTCCGGCGCGTATGGCGATACATACACAGGTCTGCCCAAAATTGTGTCGGGAGTTTTTTCCTTAACAGATGGTTGCCATATATACTGTCCGTCACCTGATTTTATTTTACGCAGAACCTTCATTGTGCTATCATTTACGAGAAAGACAGCCCTGTTTCGATATGGAGGCTTGAGGCTGTAGAATAAATCTATCATGTTGTCGAAGTTTATGGTCGTGGTTGCCGATGCGCCTTCTTGTGCGCCTCCAGTGCCGCCAAATATGCCTGTGGGCTTCCCTGTTCCATCCCCAAGGCAGAAGGCTTCCTCTTCCCGTGAGCCGATACGCCGAGCAAATTCCTGCGCGATGTAGGATTGGATATTAAACGCAGAATCCTCCACCAATTCAGTGGAAGAACGCATCATTGTTCCCAATTTATACGCATTCAGCGTGATTTGGCTAAAGGTGGATTCGCTTTCGGGAATGACCTCATTCTCGTCAATCCACGAAGCTGTGCCGACAGCAGTTGCAACAGGCACTTTTAATTTATCGCTGGATGTGCGTACAATTCTTGCAATCTGACGGAAAATGTTTTGTTCTTCCAGAGCGATAATTAATTCATTGGCAAATTCCTCCGGCACTAAATATCCGCCGGAAGTATCCTCGCCAACAGAAAGAACATTGCTGATACCCCTGCCGCGCAGGGCATTCCAGAAGGCTTTTGTGTATTCGCCATTATTATGATTAGCGCGATTATATACGCTGGGTTTGCTGTGAAGCGGTGTGGATGTAGGCATATTCATCTGGTCACCCAAATCCCGGTGGCGTTCGAGCCGCTCGATTTGCTTTCCAATGTCCATAATCTCGGTTTCCATTTTATCAAACACCTCACCATCAGCGGCTGATAAAATCCCATCCACACGCCGGGAATCCAAGAAAGCCTGTGCTTGATTCCAAAGTTTTGTGCGCTTTTCACGCAGTTCTGCAATTGTCATATTGACCTCCCATGTTTTAGCCTTTCAAGGCGTTTGTAGTAATTATCCATGCCGTTTTGCGGCTTTGGAATTTTATTCAATAATGAATTTGTAACAGCCATGCGAGAAAATAATACAGCCTGTGAGTTATCAGTTTGTTGTTGCTCTGAGTATAAAATGCCATCTGCGAAGCCCAATTCCACAGCCTTTTTTGCATTGAAACAGGATTCTTCATCCATCAAGCGGCTAATCTCAGCCCTCGGAATTCGAGCCTTTTGTTCGTAAGAATTAATGATGCCCTCTTTTATTTCAGCCAGTGTTGCTTTTGCCTTTAACATTTCCGCGCTGTCACCGATGGCAATGGTAGCCGGATTGTGGATAATCATATATGATACAGGGGACATCAAAACTTCTGTGCCAGCCATCGCAACAATGGATGCGGCACTCGCGGCAATGCCATCAATTTTCACTGTCACTTTGCCGGGATATTCGCGCAGTGCGTTGTAAATTTGGGAAGCGGCAAAAACATCACCACCGGGAGAATTTATCCAAACAGTAACATCGCCCGTGCCGGAATATAATTCACGCTTAAAAGCGGCTGGCGTTAATTCATCACCAAACCAAGACACCTCGGAAATAGCACCATCCAAGCGGAGGATGCGTTCGCCATCATTTGCGACAAAATTCCAAAACTTATTCATCGACATTAGCATCCTTTCTCGCAAAATGCCTTGCGTGTTTCAAATCCACCATATTTCCGTTTACCATGTATCTATCGCCACCTTCCTCAGCGGAAATAGGTGTCATACGTTCTAAGGCTCGGATGTCGTTGGCACTAAGCCAGCCACCCTGCCGACCGATGGAATACCCCTCCATCCGGGTTTTGTAATCACCTCGAAGCAGACCATCAAGGTTAAACTTAATCATGTATTGTTTCCGCTCGGCTGGTGTTAATAACGCCATATCCATTGCCTGTTCTAATCGTATTACCCACGGCTCTACGGTGTGCATTACGAACTCGATTCCTTGATGCTCAATGTTGTTATATGTCGCTTTTTCCAAGTCACCAATAAGGTGTGGTGGTACTCTGAAAATACGTGCAATCTCGTTTAGTTGAAAACGCCGTGTCTCCAAAAACTGTGCTTGGTCTGGTGGGATGCCAACTTGCTTGAATGTAAGCCCATCTTCCAGTACAGCGATGCGGTGTGCGCCTTTGCCGCGATAGATGGCTTCCCATGTGGTGCGAATTTTTGTCGGGTCGTTTAGCGTGGATGGATGCTCTAACACTCCACCGGGGTTCGCACCATTTGCAAAGAAATTTGCACCATAATCTTCTGCGGCGATTGCCATGCCGATTGCATTCTTTGCCAGTGCAACAGGCGAATACCCCACCAAACCATCAAAGCTGAGTCCGGGGATATGCAACACATCTTCGCGCTGCAGGGTAATTCCACCTTTTTTCTCATGGGGTCGCGTTTCGTCTGCATCGCGGTAATATGTGTAATAGATTTCACCATCATCATCGCGCCAAACGTCCATTTTATTGGGTAACAGCGGATAAATGTGCTTTATTCTGCCTGTTCCGTCACGAATTAACTGACAAAAACCATTTCCCCAAAGTAAAATATGTGACATCAATACTTCACGCCAAATGAAGCTGGTCATTTCCGGATTAGGCACAGTGTGTAATATGTCATACAGCGGATGCCCGGTTTCCACCAATGCACCATTTCCTTTATATTTGTACAAGTGCAGTGGAAGCTGTGCTACTGCTTCTGATATAATACGAACACAAGCATAAACTCCAGCAGTAGCCAGTGCGGTGCGTTCGTTTACCGCAACATCAGAAGAAGCCCTCCCGAAAAAGAATGGACGGCTTGTTGTCAAACTATTTTGAGGCGAATTGCCTTTTTTGAACAAGCGTGAAAATAAGCCAGCGAAGATAATCACCCCCACATATATAAACAGAACCACCTCGCGGTGGCTCTGGCTTGTAAAAATTATATGTGGAAGTTTACAAGATTATGATTTAAGCACAGTGTTTTATTCCTCTGTTGCCTCCTCCTGTGGCTCGGCTTTTGTTTTGCGTCTTGGGTCGATACCCGATGACCAAGCGGCGTTACCGGGCAGGGATTTGCAGAGGATGCGCCTCGCGGTGGAATACTCCGAGCCCACCATACCCAGCGAAATTAGCCAAACACGAAAACTGAAACGTGGGTTTTGGAAATCCTTAACAGCGGCTGTGACGCGCTTTTTCTCGCTGGCTGTTTTTACAATTTGCGTTATGAATTGTGCGTAAGCATCTGTTATTTCGCGTGAATTTTCCGGCTTAAACCAATGGAAAATTATGTCCGTATCCCTAACCTCGATGGGGAGTTCATCAACCCCAAGTGCCATTTTTATGAGCGGTGCTTTGGCTTCCACCATTTTGTTGATGTTGGCAATGGCTTCTTCGGAAAGTCCTGCCCGTGGGTATGCGATGGAAATTCGTTCAAATTCCGGCTTTTCTGCCTCGGTGCTTTCCGTGCCATCTTCTGCAACAAAGCCCTCAGCTTTCAATGCATCCAGCACCTGCGCAAGCTGTTCTTCCTCAACGGTCGCGCTGTCAAAAATAAGCGTTCCGTTTTTATCGAGCGTAAAGTTTGCCACACGATATTCGTATGACGGTGTCCCTGCGTAGGTGTGCTTTTCCCCAAGCACCTCCGCGATAATGGTAATCATTTGTTTCCGGGCTTTGCCCTGCTGATTAAATGCAATTTTCATACTGCCACCAACCCTTCTTTGTTTTTGGTGACACCATGTTCGCTCTAAACGCTGATTAAATCAACGGATATGCATGGGTGAAACTCATGGGGAAGGACGCGTCTTGGCATGGCAAGATTTGCAAAGGGAAATTAAATTATCGTCATCATGTGTGCCACCTTCATCGACAGGTTGTATATGGTGAACCTCGTCAACAGGAACATACCGACCATCCTCAAGGCACTTCTCGCACAGGGGATGCTTCGCCACGTAAAGCTGTCTACGTTTACGCCAATCCCAACCATAATGTTTGTTATGATTGCGGCGATGCTGTTTGTCATATTCACGATTGGCTATGGTTTTGTGTTTGTCACAATAACGACCTACTTCGATAGTAGCCGGGCAACCGTGGTAAGCACAGGGTTTCTTGGGTGAAAGTGCCGCCATAAAATGACCTCCTAGTCCGCCAAATTACAAATCATATCCAAATAATGTCTCGCGTTCGATGCGGCGCATCCGTTCCTCGGAAGTTTCCGACTTTTTATCCGGCGCGGAAATAACCTCACCATCGCGTGTTGCGGTGTCGGTGTCGTAATCGTATACAACAATTCCGCCCTTGCCCTTATCTTCCTGTCGGATTGCCCGCTCTAAAGCCATGAGTGTGCCAATAACACCATCAATCTTTTCACGACTTTTTTTCTTGGTTGGTTTTATGTTCCCAGCGGCATCGGTTTCAATGTAAACATTTTCAAACATCCAGCGCAGTACAGGATTTCCACCATGCTGAACTTTCTCATCCAAAACAATCCGCATGAACTCTTTTGCCGGCGGTGACAACGATTTGAAGCCCTGCCGCGTTTTTACCATTTCGAAGTTTTGCCCCATTAAATTCTGTGCCATTTGAAGCGCACCCCATTCATCGAATGCAACTTCGCGAATGTCGTAAATTTCACCCAGCTTGTTTATTTCGGCTTCGATGAAATCGTAATATATAATTCTGCCATCGGTAGCACTCAAAAAGCCCTGCCGCCACCATTTGTCGTAAGGTACATGATGGTCTCTCACTCGTTCGTGCATTTGTTCCATTGGAATCCAAAATTTCGGCAGTATGTAATATTGTGGGTCATCATCCGTAGGTGGGAACACCAACACAAATGCGGCGATGTCGTTCGTAGAAGCCAAGTCCAGCCCACCATAGCATTTGCGCCCAGCCAAATCCATCGGGTCGAAAGGCTCTGCGCCCTTGTCGTATTTATCCATCGGCAACCATTTTGTTTCCGATGAAGTCCATTGACAGAGGAAATCCCTGCGAAACTTCATCTCCAATGCCGGGTCGCGTTTTGCGGCATCGCATTCGATTATCATATTTTTCATGGAAACTGTTACACCGAGAGATGGATTACATTTCTCCCACACGGCTGGGTCTGTCCAGTCCTCTTCCATCGGGGTCGAGTACACAACAGGGTAGAACGTACCGTCAATTTTTCGTCCTTCCAAAATATCCAATGCCAAAGTGTGCATTTCCCAGCAGATGGATGTGCGGTCATACCCTGCTGTGGTGATTACAAAACTCAAAGGCTCTCTACGCGAAACAGTCGCGCCGCGAGTCATTACATCGAAAAGTTGTCTGTCGGTTTGCCCCAATAATTCGTCAAAGATGCAACCATGAACATTTAATCCATATTTGTTCCGAACTTCGGACGAGATTGCCGTATAAAAACTGCGCGTGGGAAGGAACACAATTCTTTTCTGCGCATCTGTAATTTTGCACATCTTGCGCAGGCTTGGATTAAGAAGCACCATATCCCTCGCAACGTTGAAAACAATGGACGCTTGGTTGCGGTCATTCGCGCATCCATATATTTCTGCGCCAAATTCTTGGTCTGCGCATAACAGATACAGCGCGATTGCCGCCGCAAGCTCTGATTTGCCTTGTTTCTTGGGTATTTCCACAAATCCCATGCGGAATTGGCGCGTTCCATCTGCGCGGTCAACGATGCCAAAAATATCGCGCACTATTTGCTCTTGCCAACCCATCATGGAAAATGGCTTCCCTGCCCATTCGCTTTTTGTATGGCACAGTTGGTTGATGAAGTTTACAGCGTGGTCGGCTTTTTCCTTGTTGTAGTACGAACTGGGCAACATGAAGGGGCTGGGTGTGTATATAAATTCTGCCATGCGCGTTACCTCGGTTTATTACTGAGCAAGCGCGACATTATATCGTGGCTGGGGTCATCGCCATAGTAGGTCTCGCTGTTCTGTTCCACGATGCGCCAAATCCTATCCCAAACAGCCAGTGCATCAGCAAGATAGCCTTTCGAGATTCCAACCAGCGGATTTGCGTCCACACGCAATTCGCCCCTTTTGGATTGATAAACCGTGTTGCTGATTGCAATGGAGTGTTCATTTTCGTGATAGCGCAATAACGAAATGACGTAATATGCGATAAGTGTTGGGTTTATTAAATGCAAACAGCCTGTTTTTTCGAGATAGTCCACTTCTGCTTCCCAAAACTCTTTTATGCTTGGCACACCCTCCCAATTGCTGTCGTGGCAATTCAGCCATTCGGGATATTCCAGTTTGTATTCTTCTGCCGATTCCGGGAAATTTAGCACCTTTGGGCGGCGTTTTCCGTACAGCCCTTCCAACTTCTTGTCCGCAAGACTCTTTCTCGGTCTCCCTGCGCCACTGCGCTTGCCGCTATGATGCGCATAAGCGCAATAAAATTTTGCTTAATTTTGGCAACAAATAAGTCGATATCGTGCTATGCAAAAAAGGCTGTTGCCATGCATAATTACTGGATGGCAACAGCCTAAAAAGAATTAAATACATTTTAATTTGTTCATTGAATTATGATAATTCAAATAGTGTTTATAATACAGACTGCCTTGTAAGTGATAACCAAAGAAAAACCATTTTTTGGCTAAGTTAATGGTCGGCCTCTAGGTTTAGTCTGAGGAACTCATACGCTTCTTCGAAATGTTTACAATCGAATTCTATTCTCAAAATACCTGAAATATTTGAAAATAAATCGACTCCTTTTTCACAAAGCAAAATAACATTTTCTCTTCCATATTTCCCTTGGAAAAAACCTATTTCATGAATTACATTTTGCCGCGCTCTCATACTTCCATCAGAGGTCTCATCGTCTTTTGTCAGTAGTACAACCGCTTGATTACATAGTTTACTGGTTTTTTCTAATGTTTCAACTATTGTCAGTCCACGGCTGGGAAACTCGCTTAAAATTAAGGTGTCACGTTTTAACCTATCCCGTATAAAATCCTTGAGCTTAAGTTTTAACACTTCATTGTGGCCGTGACTAATAAAAATCCTATCGCTCATTTTGTTTTCCACTTCTCTTACCGCACCGTCTAATTGAATCATAAAATCATCCTCCTTTTTGTCTAAAAATGTATGTATCCCTATAGAGAATGCACGAGACACTACAGAAGTCATTTTTTCGTTTTTTACTGAAATCATTATCACTTCAGTTTTTGGACTCTTTTTTCGTATTTTTTGTAATATATCCATACCTTCGTGGCCAGAAGCAAGAATAAGGTCAATTATAGCCAAATTGTATTTATCTTTAAACGCATTATTAAATATCTCGTGATGTGCAGACATTATATTTAAACATGACGTTACTGAATGCCCAAGATATTCTAGATGCCCGACTAAGGAATTAATAATATCAATATCGTCATCAATTATTAGTACATTCATAAAAACATTCTCCTTTTGTTTTCAAGGGAAAGCACACAAATATTGAAAATTTAATTATTACTTAATTCATTAATTTTGGATATTAGTTTGTTTATGACTTCCCCATCACTTTTTTCAAAAATGTTAAATCTTTTTATTTTTTCAAAGGGCATATTGTCAAAATAAGCTGATACCAGTAGAATTTTTTCAATTTCACTAGGAAAATAGCGCATTATAAAGTTTTCGATAAAATATAATGAAGGAGAATAATGTACACTTTCATTATATGGTACGCCATAATTGGGCAAATTGTATATAGGCAATCTCATATCGAAAAGAATGGCAACAAAACTATCAATTCCGGGGTTGTCAAAGAGCCAGTATTCAACAGACTTCCAGTCGTATGCCGTATGATATATATTGTATCCATAAAACTCCTCTAGCAAATTCATTACAGAAAGTGCGCCCCCATCATCTTCCAAAAATAATAAATTATTTTTTATCATAAAATCATACATCCTTATAACTTGGTATTTTTATTGTAAAACTAACTTTATGTGTTCTTTCTTGAAGCTGGTCGTATAAAGCCAGCGCAGGAATTTTTTTAAGAATACCATAGTCATAATCATTTACAATCTGATCAATAATTCCTGCTTCCTTCAAATTCATAAATTCTGATTGAATGGTATCGTAAAACAATTCGTCGCTTGGTTTAGAATGAACATCCCACATCTCTTTAAACTTGGTGTCATGTTCGTAGCTATCCAGAAATGTCCACATTAAAGAAACATTATAGCGAGATATTTCTTCACATGTATGGATGATATTTCCTTGGAGAACTTCCACTAACTTCTTTGATAAGTATAAACCAATGCCCTTACCTTCTACCGTCCTTATGTTTTTGAATTCACTAATGGCCGTAACATCATCAATGTTTCGTAAGCTTTTACGATGAACACCACGCACACCTCGGTGATATATGGAATAATCAGACACATCAAGATAGCTTCCGTAATCAGTAACAGTAATCTCATGATAATCAGTCTTTTTTACGAATTCAATATATATCCGTGTGTTAATATAAGCATACTTTATAGCATTACTTACTATATTGTATACAGCATGTTCTAAAAATCCCGGATCGGTATACATTCTACGTTCTAGAGACCGATTTATCGGAGGATAGTATATTTTTGCCCATTTATTCTCAGCACGACACATTGAAGTGAACGCATATTCCCATTTTGACAAAAATGCTTTTGCAACATCAAAATATTTGGGGTTGGCTACAGGCTTGTCATCATATACAACGGAAAGCATTTTTATTCTTGTAAAAAGTCCGTTAATATCACCAGAATATAACATGCTTTTTTCGATAAAACTAAATAGCTCTTGCTTAAATTCATCATTTGTAACAGCTCGTTGAGCTTTGTTTTTCAAAGATTCGCATCGCATCCTAAAAGTCATATTTAGACCTTGAATCGCCGCATATATTTGACCAGATTCGTGTTCCAGTGTAATTCGGCTCTCTTCGATAGCTTCTGCTTGTTTATGGGCAGCTACTGTAAGTAATAAGTTTTGAGTGAAAATAATAAACTTTTCTAGGACATAGTTAACCCAATCCCGTTCTTGATTTCGATAATATTTCCCCTTGCCTGTCGCGCCTCCTTTATATTTTATGCCAACAATCAAAGGTGGTAATTCCTTATTTCTACCTGTTTCATCTTTATATGACGAATTTTCAAACATTACAACAGACCAGCTGGGATCGCATGGGTAAAAATTATCCATCATAGTATTTTCTTTTTGTGATGATTTGTTGGTTATCTTAAATAAATCTCCAACACCATCTTCACCATTAATAACACTATATATTTTATTTCTATTTCCACGTTCAGTAGCCATCCATTGTGTGTAAAAAAAACCATTAATATTTACCTCTGGCTCCAAGTTATCATCAAGATACAAAGAAATTCTCTCTAACCCAAATCCTCTTTCAATAATTGACAAATTGTTCACTAAAAATGTGTGCGCTGCCTGTTTTATGTCGTTTTCGTCCGATATTAAAGGGTATGCGTTGCCGGACATTGTGTGATATCTATACAAAGAAAATTTACGCTGTTCTTCTGTTATAATATCCAGAACGCTATTCATAATGCGTTTTCGCTCTAAGTCTACCTGTTGTTGATATAGTTTTTCTATATCGTTTATAGATTTAAACACTGTACTGATAACTACGTTTATATCGCATGATTTTAGAGAAGCAAAATCAAAATCAATAAAATTAAAATCGTCAAGGGAGTTTATAGAATTTATATTCTCATGTAAATCCTCAATAATCTGATATACACTTACGAGTCCAATAGTAGTGCTTTCGCACATAATAGGAAAGACTAATTCCGTAAAATTTAAGTAAGGACATTTATACATAAAATAAACCCTATCCTCAAAAGATTTCACATTTATGATTATGTCATTTGAGTTATCTATAGAAATTCGCAAACCACTATCAACATTCCGAGTTTCTTCCTCTAAGAATTCAAAGATGCTTTTTGCTATATACGAATCCTTCCTCAGCATAATGTTGTTAAAATCTTCAGAATAATGTCTTACCTTACTTAAAACAGGAGATACATTATCATAGAATCTTTTAACATCAATTTGACCTATATCCCAGTCACTGTCAAAAATTCTTTTAGTCCAAACAGAAATAGAGCATGCGATTCCGCTAGAATGCAGACTTTCGTTAATTCCTAGCACCCAACCTAAAATGAGTGGTTTTTGAAGCCCTATCCTATAATCAGTCTCAAATTCGTGGAGGATATGATTATCTTGCAATTCCAAACTAAATGGAATTACAGGCCATTGTTTAGGATTATTCGTATATTGATGACGACAAAGGAATAAATTCATTTTCGGGTTCACTCCAATCAATATTAATATTTAAAAATCCCAGCTCTATAAATTCATCGGAGTTTTATAGTAACGCGCCCAAGCCTTCTCCGCATATACATATAGCTACAAAATATCCAAGGAGAGGCTTGTATATGCTAGAAAAAGACAAGTTTCCACGTAAAGATGACTTGCCACAGGAACTACATTCGCTTCGCCAGTACGTTTGCTGGCGGTATGAACAAGACAAACGAACAGGCAAACCAGCCAAAGTTCCATACTCGCCAATCACAGGACATCGAGCATCTGCCAGCAACCCGTCAACGTGGGGTACACTGGATGAAGCACTAACCTGTGCTGAAAAATACAACTACAACGGCATTGGCTTTGTAACGGTTGCCGAGGATGGTATAATCCTCATAGACATTGACAACTGCTTGGACGAAGTTGGCAACCTCAACGAAATCGCCGCTGATATCATCGCTCATCTGCCGCCAACCTACATTGAGATAAGCCCCAGCGGTAAAGGTTTCCATGTCTACATCAAGGGTGACATGCCAGCCGGGGGAAACCGCAACAGCAAAACAGGTGTCGAAATGTACTCGTCTAATAGATATTTTACATTAACAGGTCGAAAAATTCAAGATGCAATTGAAAAAATTGGTACGGATTCGGGTGGCGCACTTGAATATATTCACCAAAAATATGTCGCTCCGGCAAAGAAATCAAAAAAGCAATCAAAAAATCATCCCGGCGCAGTGTCCGAGCTGGACGATGACCAGCTAATCCAATTGGCACAGGCTTCTAAGGATGGTGAGGGCTTCTCCACGCTTTGGGATAGGAAATGGCAGGGCAAGTTCAAATCACAATCAGAAGCCGATTTCGCCCTATGCCGGAAGCTGGCTTTCTGGTCGGGCAAAAATGTACAGCAGATTGACCGCTTATTCCGAAGGTCGTCACTATTTCGGGAAAAATGGGATGTGCGGCATTCTGCTGATGGAACAACCTATGGCGAACAGACAATCACAAACGCTTGCAACATGACGGACTCTGTATATTCGCCTCCGGCACAGAAAAAACAACCTGATATTTATGCAAGCGGCGGATGCTACTTCCGCAATAAAGGCGACAAGTTCTACCAAATCACAAACTTCACCGTCATTCCTCACGAAATGGTGGTCGCGGATGACGAAGCTCAAATTTCGTGTGAGTTTGTCGCAGAAAGCGGCGAAAAATTCCCACAAAACCTACTGTCCAGCGACTTTTCCACGGTTGCCAAGCTGAAAAACGTATTGAACAAAAATACAATTGCCCTGTCCTTCATGGGTGGCGAAAACGACTTAGAGCTGTTCAAGATTTATTTGTATGCGATGAAATGGCAGAAAAAGCGCGGCGTAAGAGTCATCGGAATATATCCGCGAAATAAACAGCTCGTATATGTGGATACAACAGGGGCAGTAGGTGTCGGTGGTAAAAAGAATAACGACATCGTTCAAATGGAGCGGTTCAAAGTTTTAGAGAGCCACATTCTGAAAGCCGATTTTATAACGCTTGACAGCTTGCGTATGTTATCGCAACATATTTTAACATACAACGAGCCAGCCAAGACTGTACCGATACTGGCATGGACAGCAGGGTGTTTTATAAAGCCGCATTTGCGCAGGATGATAATAAAATATCCGCATTTGTTTTTAATTGGCGAAGCCGGAAGCGGAAAGTCAAACACGATGGAACGCATTATTTTGCCGATTCTTTCGCGGGTAAAGGTTACAGCTTCGGGGCAAGTCACAGCGTTCACGTTGATGCGAGAATCCAATTCGTCAAATATTTTCCCACAAGCATTCGATGAATTTAAACCCAGCAAAATAGACAAAAACAGGCTTAACTGGCTGTACAATCACCTTAGAGATAGTTACGATTTTCACGAAGGTGTCCGAGGACGCGCTGACCAGACCGCAGTTGTATATGATTTGCTTGCACCAATCGTTGTTGCTGGGGAAGAGAGCGCGAACGAGTCTGCCATCCGTGAACGCACGGTTGAGCTGTTGTTCTCAAAAAAAGACATCAACAAGGAATCCGGGCATCGGGACAGCTTTTTGTGGTTGCGGAATAATAGCAAGGTACTGAATGCGCTGGGTCGGTCGCTGTTGGATGTCGCCCTCGGCACAACGCCGGACGAAGCCGTTGGTTGGTTCGAAGAAGGTCGTGCATTCTTTTCCGAAGAATTCCCAATCCGCATACAGGATAACCTGTGCTGTATATATGCCGGGTTGTGCCTGATGGCAAAACTATGCGGAAAGCTGGGTGTTTCGTGGAATGAAGTGTTCAAGATTGACCGCGAGGCTTGCACATCTCATATCGAATACAGCGCAAAGGAATATCTGTTGGACGGAGGATATTTTAACAAATCCATCGTTGAGCAGTCATTCGAAATTATGAGCCGGATGTCGCTGAAGGAAAAAACGGACTTCGCCTTCGAGAACAACCGGGACTTCTTGTGTATATGGCTGGATGGCATTTATGACAAGTATACCCGATATCGCAAGGATTGTGCCATTGTTGGGGAGGTTCTCAATCTTGACCAGTTTCGCAAACAATTGGCAAGCTCCGAGTTCTTCGTTGAGAACAAGCAGAAGCGGCTGGGCGAAGCCAACCGAAAGGTATGGGTCGTGGATTACATCAAGCTGTCCAAGCGGTGCGACGTGTCCGGCTTTATCCGGGAGGAATAG